AACAGCAGTATGACGAGGCATGGCAGTTGGCTTCGGATGAGGACCGGGAGAAAGCCGCAATCCGGTTTGTACCCCGTCAGCAATTTATTGGCGGTACGTTTTAATGGGCAATAGATTCGCGTCCGGTAAAAATGCGATTGCAGAATGTGATCGCTGCGGGCAGCGCTATAAGCTCACGGCACTCAAGCGTGAGGTCATTAAGACAAAGAATTATGATTTGCTGGTATGCCCGGAGTGTTGGGACCCCGATCAGCCCCAGCTTCAATTGGGTATGTATCCCGTGGATGACCCACAAGGTTTGCGTAATCCGCGCCCTGATCGCAGCTATGTGACCTCTGGTTTGTCTGGCTTGCAGATTGAAGAGACCACTAGCCCTACCCCGTTAGCTCAGGGTACGCTTGAAATGGGTAGTAGGATTATTCAATGGGGTTGGGCACCTGTGGGTGGAGCAAGTTTGAATGATTACGGACTCACACCAAGCAACTTGGTTTTGACCGTGAATCTTGGTACAGTAACGGTAGCAACGACGTAAGGAGTCGATCATGAAAGACGGTATGAAAAAGGTCGCCAAAGCCGAGGTCAAGGCGCACGAAAAGCGTATGCACGGCATGAAAGCCGGTGGCAAGACCAACGCCGACATGCTGAAGTACGGGCGCAACATGGCCAAGGTCATGAACCAGCGCAGCCCCGGTCGCAAGGGAGGCTGACATGGCAACTTATAAAGTACCCAAGAAGGTCGCATCTGTTGTGGTGGGTGAAGAGCCTGCCAAAGAGACGATGCGCAAGGCCAATACGTCTGTTGCCAACACTCGCAGTCAAGATTACCCGCCCGTGAAAACCAGCGGTATCAAGATTCGCGGTACCGGCGCAGCCACTAAAGGCGTGATGGCTAGGGGTCCGATGGCATGAACTACGCCGCGTTGTCTGCTGCGATTCAGGATTACACCCAGAACTACGAAACGGAGTTCGTGGCGAATATCCCTGTCTTCATTCAACAGGCAGAGCAGCGCATCTACAACACGGTTCAGTTCCCATCCCTGCGCAAGAACGTCACCGGCTCGACCTCTACCAACAATAAGTATCTGTCATGCCCCGGAGATTTCTTGGCTGTGTATTCAATGGCCGTTATTGATGGTACTGGGTCATACGAGTATCTGCTCAACAAGGATGTGAACTTTATCCGGCAGGCGTATCCACAACCCACAGACACGGCCATCCCCAAGTACTACGCGCTGTTTGGGCCGACGGTATCCGGGGTGACAATCTCTGATGAGTTGTCATTTATTCTCGGTCCTACGCCTGATGCGGTGTACAGTGTCGAGTTGCATTATTACTATTACCCCGAGTCAATCACGGTAGCTGCTGATGGTCAGACTTGGCTGGGTGATAACTTTGATTCAGTGTTGCTCTATGGCTCGTTGGTAGAGGCGTATACGTTTATGAAGGGTGAAGCAGACATGATGGCGCTGTACGATGGCAAGTACAAAGAAGCGCTCATGCTTGCAAAACGTCTGGGCGATGGTTTGGAGCGCAGTGACGCATACCGCAGTGGTCAGGCGCGTGTCGCGCCGCTGCCGCAGAATAACGGGGTGCAGTGATGGCCTTTACAGGAAATTATTCCTGCAATACGCTGCGGTCTGGTCTTGCCAACGGCACGATCAACTTTGCTACGGACACGTTCTATCTGGCGTTGTACACCAACTCAGCAACGCTGGATCAAACAACTACGGCGTACAGCACCACGGGCGAGGCCACTGGCGGCAACTATGTCGCCGGGGGTTTGGTGGTGACCGCCACCATTGCCAGCGAAGTTACGTCAAACGGCAGCACCACCTACGTCAACTTCTCCTCTCCCGCGTGGACGGGCGCTATTACTGCTCGTGGTGCGCTGATCTACACGCCGGGTGACAATGGCGCAGTGTGCGTTTTGGACTTTGGGTCTGACAAAACATCAACCACATCTTTTACCGTGCAGATGCCTGCGAATACAGCAACTTCTGCCCTCATCCGACTTGTTTAAGGAGTAATCATGTCAAACGAAATTGCAAAAGCCTCTGATTCCATCTCTGGCGGCTTGATTGCAGGCACAAAAAACACCGAAGTTGCCAAGGCTACTGGCCGCTTCCGTATGGAATGCTATGACAAGGACGGCCTGCTCAAGTGGTCTGCCGAGTCGCAGAACCTTGTTGTCAACGTCGGTCTTCAGTACATGGCAGGCACGGCCCTGACCAGCACGACCCAGATCACCACTTGGTACATTGGTTTGTATGGCGCTGGTGCATCTAACACCCCTGCCGCTGGCGACACGATGTCTTCCCACGCCGGTTGGACAGAAGTTACCCCCTATGCAGGTAATCGTCCCACAGCTACATTTGTAGCTGCTACCAACGCCAACCCATCGGTTGTGACCAACAGCGCCTCCCCGGCTTCGTTCTCGATCAACGCCACTCAAACTGTGGGCGGTGCATTTTTGGTAAGCAACAACACGGCTGGCGGCACTACGGGTACGCTGTTCTCTGCTGCTGACTTCCAGTCGCCCGGTGATCGCTCGGTGGTGTCTGGTGATACATTGAATGTATCCTATACGTTTTCACTTGCAGGCTAATTGATGTAGAATACACCTTCATTTAATTGGAGGTGTTCTATGGATTTGGTTCTTGGCGTATGGCGTACCATGCACAACCGCTGCTACAACAGCACTGTTAAGGCTTACCCAAACTACGGTGGCCGGGGCATTGTTGTTGACCAGCAGTGGCATGGTTCGGCGGGATACAAGCAGTTTTTGCAAGACATGGGTCCGCGCCCGGAAGGCGGGATGATTGAGCGCATCGATAATGATGGCCCGTATTCACCCGAAAACTGTCTCTGGGCAACGCGAGATGAGCAGGCAAACAACAAACGCAACAGCCGCTGGATCACTGCAAACGGCAAAACCCAGACAATGGCACAGTGGGCCAAGGAGCTGGGCTGCAATCCAAGCAACATCATCTACAGGCTCAAGTCTGGGATGACGCCGGAACAGGCAGTTACCACTCCAATTGCTGAACGTCCAAATGCCAAGCTAAATGCCGATGATGCAAGGTACGTCAAGGAAAATTACCCAATGTTGACGATGGCGCAAATTGCCGCCAAACTTGGCGTAAGCAAGAAAACCGTATCAAATATCATCCACGGCAGAACTTTTAGGGATGTGCAATGATTAAGATTGACTTTGAGTTTGACTCCCAGTACGGCGTCTTTCGGGACGCCCTCCATCTTCCGGATGAACACGGGATGACCGACGACCAGATTCAAGCCATGAAGCAGCAACGCTTCGACAATTGGCTGGCTATCGTTAACGCACCACCCGCTGAAGAAACTCCTCCAACTGAGGAGTAAAAATGGCTGCACGTTTTTGGGTCGGTGGAACGGGCACTTGGGACTCGACCACCACGGCTAACTGGTCTGCCACCTCTGGCGGAGCAGGCGGGGCATCTGTCCCCGGTGCCGCTGACGATGTAACCATCAACACAGCTTCTATTACTGTCACTACAAACTACAACGTATCTGTAATTTCGGTAACGATTAACGCTGCTGCGGCAACATTGAGCCTTGGTGGTACGCTGACTTGCTCTGGTGCAATTACATTAACTGCGGGTACGTTTACCACCAACAACTTTGATGTAACCGCATTATTTTTGAGCTCTAGCAACACAAATACACGGGCGATCAATCTTGGGTCAAGCACAGTTACTCTTAGCAACACAACGGCTACAAACATAAATTTTTTAACTTCTACAGGGTTAACTTTTAATGCCGGGACATCTCAAATAAACATTACGGTTTCTGGTCCAACAATCATTACTGGAGGGCAAACTTTTTATAACGTAGCCTTTACGTCAACAGCAAATGCAAGCACTACGAGAACAATAAGTGGCTCTGGAGCGTTTAATAATTTATCGGTTGCTGCTCCAGCATCCGCTGGCGTTATTACAGTCACCTTCGACTCCCAGCAAACCATCAACGGCACCCTGTCTACCACAGGCACGGCGGGCAACAGGCGGGTGTTCTTCACCACGGCCAACTACGGCATCTCACACGACCTCGTTGTAAACAGCGCACCAAGCCTGACAGACGCAGACTTCCGTGGTTTGTACGTCAGGGGCACTTCTGCCCCCATCAGCGGCACACGCATTGGTAACAGGGGTGAGTGCAGAGGTATCACGTTCAGTACCCCCAAGACGGTGTATTGGAATTTGGCAGGTACGAACACATCAACAGCCAACGGGTGGGCTACTACTTCTACCGGAACACCATCTACAGACA